GTTTACCGCCCGCCACAGGTTGCCTGAAATGGCAGCGATTGTGGCGGGTTTTTTATTTAACTTTGCATCCCATAACAGTGCCGACGGGCGATAAGCGGAAAGGATTGAAATGGCAGATAATAGCCAACCCACTGAGGGAACTCAGGAAATCAGCAAGACGCAGGAAGCTGCGGAAAAAATCAATACGGCACAGCCGGATAACACCACTGTGGAAGCAGGCAAGACATTCACACAGGCGGATGTGGATCGGATCATTGCGGAGCGTTTGCAGCGTGAGCGCGCAAAGCTGCCCAATGATGACGAGCTAAAAGCCTATCGTGAGTGGAAGAAATCTCAACAGAGCGAGGCGGAGAAAGCTGCTGAGCGTGAAAAGGAATTAGCTGAATTGCATTCTAAGAAGACTGACCTTGAGCATGAACTTGCCGTGCTCAAAGCCGGCGTGCGCGCAAAGGATGCGGATTACGTCATCTTTAAGGTTAGCCGTATGGATGGTGATTTTAGCGAGAACTTAGCGAGATTTCTTAAGGATAATACCGAATTTACTCAACCTGAAACGGTGAAGGTCGAGGGCACAAAGCACACGATTTCTGCACCGGAACAGGAAGACGGGGTTACGCGGGAATTTTTGAAGCGTAATCCGAACATAAAACTTTAGAATAGAGAGGTAATCTATGGCTATTACACATCCAGCACAAGACCGTTATTCGGAGCTTGTGTTAGCAAAATTACGCGCATCCCTGGTATTACAAGACGGGATCGTGTTTAATAATGATTATGAGGGCAACCCAGTCGCCGGCAAGGTACGCATTCCTGTGCGCGACACAGAGGTTGCGGTTGGCGATTACGATGTTGCCACCGGTTTAGCTATCGGTCAGGGCGCGACATCTTATTTGGACGTCTTGATCAATAAGCAGAAAGCCGTGAACGAGCTCATTGATGGTTATGAGGCTGCAGCGGTGCCGGACGGCTTGGTCGCCGAACGGATTGACTCCGCCGGCTATGCTTTAGCACGTCAGTTAGATAGTGATGGCGCCACGGAGCTTTTGGCTGCAGGCACGGTCACGAATGTTGATTTGATTACTGCTGCTGATGCTTACAGCCACTTTGTGGACATCCGCACACTATTGAGCAAAGCGAACGTGCCACCCATCGGACGCTATGCTTTGGTGACCCCCGACTTTTTGGGCTTGCTGCTCAAATCGCCTGAATTTATCAAGGCGAGCGATTTAGGTGATGCTGTTGTACAAACGGGCGCCATCGGCAAGATTGCAGGCTTCTCGGTATTTGAATTCAATGATAATACTCCGAACCTGCGCTGCATCTGCGGGCATCCGGGATGGTCAACGCGCGTAAAGGAATGGAGCGTTCCGGTTGCGATTAACAACTTGGGCAATCAATACATCGGTGCCAGTGCGGTGCAAGGACGCTTGGTCTATGGACATAAGCTGACTAAGCCGCTGACCGTGCGCATCGTTTACTCTCCTGGTGAATTGGCTGCCAGCCTTGCTCAAGGTACAACTGAAGGCAAAACAAAAGTTGTTTGTACTGCTCCAACTGGCACTGCAAAATACCGCAAGAATCCTACAACTCGGGTTGTATATGACCAGAGCGATTCTGGCTTTACAGCAATTACAACTGAATTTGCCCCATCTGTTGGCGATATTGTTGAAGTGGTTGACTTTGTTGATAGCAAAGCTAAATCGGTTTGCTATCTGACCGTCACCGCGGATGTCATCAAACCAGCTTAATGGGAGTGATTAATGGGGCGGTGATTACATCGCCCCACACAAGGTGAATGAGATGGCTGCATTTGCGGATTACACATATTATCTTGACACTTACGGCGGGGCGATAATCCCAGCTGAGGCGTTTGAAAAAGCAATGCGCGATGCCAGCCGCGAGGTCAACCGCTATACATTAGAACGAGCTGAAGCCGTGCTTGCCGCTAATTCTGACCTTAGCCTAATTGAGAAAATCAAGTTTGCCGCATGTGCGGCAGCTGAAGTGATTTATCAGTACGGTAATCAGATAATGGGAAGGCGCGATATTGCCAGCGAGAGCGTGGGGGATCATTCTGTAAGCTACTTATCCGCAGACCAGTTACGAGCCAATGAAGTGCACGCTATAACAGAGACGATTAATGGCTACTTGGGCTTGACTGGTCTGATGTTTTTGGGGTGAACAGATGATAACGCCACATAGCATGACTTGGTATGAGGGCAATAACGTGAACAATGTAATGGTATATACGCGCCATGAAGTGCCAGAGGTAATGTGGCAAGCCAGCAAGGCTGCTAATGTGATTAAATCAGGGCTGCAAGAAGCTGACCGTGCCAATATTTGGGTGCCTTATAAGTTGCATGATGGTACTGACCGCGGGGATACGTTGAACTTCAAAGTTGGCGATTACTT